ATGGGGAGTAGATAGATTAATCTCACTTCCAGAAGGTGCATCTATGAACTTTGTTTCACCGCCTTCTAATATTCCTAGTATGATTGAATCGGTTAAGCAGCTATTAAATATCACAGGGCAAAATCACGCTCTTGCAGTAAGATGGGGTGAGCAAGGACAAGTTCCAAGCGGTCAAGCCTTAAAGATTTTAAACATGGAGAACTTAGAAAATAGAGAATCAGATATACCTATGTTTGTAGACTTCGAGAATAGTCGTTATTCGATAGATCGTAAAGTTATCGAAGTCCATACTGGTAAAGTATTTGATGAGTCTTATTCGGTTGATTTTAGTGAGTCAGAATATCCAGAAGATTGGTCAGCAGAGAAAGATCGCCTCACCTTTATGATGGAAAATGGATTAATGAGCCAGAAAGATTTATTAAGGCATTTTAATCCAGATATTACAGATGAAGAATTAGAAGAAAAACTTTCTACAATACAGGAAGAAACTCCAGAACCAGAAGCACCAGCTTCATCCTTACTATCGGCTTTAAGAAGTGACTAAAGATCAAATAGCAGAACAATTCGCAGACTCGCTAGAGAAAGCACAACTAGCTATGGTTAATGAGATCCTAGCCCTTAAAGATTCTATGCTTAGAGATGAGTTTATGTCTTTGATGTCTAGCATAGATGTAAGGGATTATGTATTAAATCAAATAGGACTCCAGAAAGATATAGACATATTAATGTCGCAATATGAAAGCGTATTGCTAGGCATGGAGTTTACTGGAGTAGTTACAGAAGAAACTTTATTAGCATTAGTTAAATTAGATCGTTCAACTTTTATAAGCCAGATTAATACAATGGGTGAGAAAGTAGTGGATGAAACTATTAAGGGAGTCGTAGGAAATAAAACTACAGCCCAGATAACAGAATCAATCCTAAGTGGATCTGGTGGAGTGCTAAGAAAAGATCAAGCTAAGACATTAGCTAATACTGCGTTAAATACATTTGAAAGAACTGTCACGAGTGAGATGGCTAGATTTGATCCAGAAAATGCGACTTATGTATATCAAGGAATCATAGATGATAAGACCAGAGATATATGCCTAGAAATGATGTCTGCTGGGGCATTAACTAGATCAGATATAGATGCAAGATATTCTGGAGCATTTATTGATGGCGGTGGCTTTAATTGTAGGCATAGATGGGCTAAAGAAACATCATTATCTAGGAAGCTAACAGACCCAAAAGATGCAATTAAGCAGATTGAAAAGAAAGGTGGATTTAAAAAGACACCATTAACACCTCAACAACAATTAGAGCAGAATGGCTAATCTCGGTAAGATACCAGAATTTAAAAAATCTTTTTGGAAAGCAATAGGAGATGAGGTTGCTGATAGGATTAGAGTGCATACTACTAAAGGTGGTAAAGATGTATTTAATAAAAACTTTAAACAATACTCAAAGGGTTATGCAGAAAGAAAGCCTAAAATAGCCAGAGGTGGTGGGAACTTTGGATCTAAGGTTAATCTACAGCTATCTGGCGATATGATGAGAAACCTACAAACTAGAGGCTTTACAAATGAGTCTGTAGTGATTGGCTGGTCTGGTGTAGAAGCACAAAAGATAGGCTGGAACTCTGAAATGAAAAGAACAGTCACTACTAGGTCAAAGCCAGTAAGTGATGGAGTATTAAGATTTGTTTTAAAAGAAATTGATAGGCAGATAGAGAAGAATATTAAAAAACAAACTTCTAAGCCTATTAATTATAAAATAGGTAAATAAAGAAAGGACTCTGATATGAGCGAAGAAACAGTACAAGATAGCGTACAAGATAAGACGATAAGTCAAGAAGGTTCACTTAATGATCGTGAGAGTGAATTACTGCGAGAAATCATGCAAAAGAAAGAACGATTACAGAAAGCTGAATCAAGAGCAGCAGAACTAGAAAAGAAGTTCGAAGAAGATAAACAAGCACAACTAGCAAAGAATGAAGAATGGAAAACACTATATGAAAATAGCCAGACTAAACTTGATGCTGTGATGCCAGAGTTAGAATCTTATAAATCTAGGGATGCAGCAGAAAAAGATAAAATGCTTTCAGACTTTCCAGAAGAAGATAGGGAAGTTTTTAAGGAAATGAACTACAGTCAATTAAAGGTGGTTCATAATAAATTAATTTCAAAACCAAATAATGTACCGAATGTGGATTCAACTCCAGCCTCGGCTTATCAAGGGTATGCCTCACTTAAAGAAGCTGCTCAAGATAAGGCTGCTGGAAAGATAAATGGTTCGACCTATGAGAAAATCAAAGAAGCCTTTACATCTAAGTTCAATTAATCATAACCCTACTACTGGATTTGATACTGGAAGCGTAGCTAGTGCTGTTACTAAAGATGGTGAGCATATCTATGTTTCTAATGGTGAAAAGATCCCTTATGAGGATGGATTTAGAATTTCTGTAGGTCAAGAGAAAGTTCCACTATGTAAGGAAATGGTCTCAACCTTTAATCATATATCTCAAGAAAAATGGGATTCAATATTCGGCAAAAAGGAGTAAAAAATGGCAGCTGGTGATAGCGGATTATTTGCTGGTGGTTTATTAGAAGTAATAGAATCAGAAGCAATAATCAAATTTTCAGAAGCAAATGTGACTATGCCTTTGGTAACTGTAAAAGGACATCCAAAAGCAGACCAAGTAACATTCATAGCTTATAACACAGGAACAAACACATTAACAAGCGGAGATGTAGTAGCTACAGCAGAAAATACTGTTACACCTTCTACAAGTCTAAATACAGATAAGAAAACTGCAACGCTAGATATGTATTCAGTTATGATACCTATGTACGATGAGGCGATGTTATCTAATGCAGATGATATAGCTTCTAATGTGGGTGCATTAGTCGGTAATGCTATGGCAGCAAAAGCCGATGGATTATTGAATGCTTTATTTGATGGATTCAGTAATGCAGTTGGTGCTAATAATGCAGCCCTTACTGTAGATAATCTATTCGATGCTTTGTCTAATTTAAAGCAAAATGCTGCAATCGGTCAGCCACAAGCTGTATTAGATCCAAGGCAGATCTGGGGAACTTATGGAGTACATAATGACCTAGTTACTGCTGCACAGTTTGCTGGTTCTGGTGTACAAGATGAAGGTGCAAGGGCTGGATTTGTTAGCCAAATAGCTGGAATCAACATACACTCATCTAGTGAGTTTACAGTTACTGATAATGATGGTGGTTCATCTGGAACTGCTTCATCTGTTAAAGGTGGCGTATTCGTACAAGGTGCGATCGGTATGGGTTATGCTGGTGAAATGATTAGAACAGAAGTTTATCGTGAAGGTTCATATCTTCGTGATAACATCATTGGCTCTGGTTTCTGGGGAGTTACAGAAATCGTCGATGGCTGGGGTGTTGAAGTTCTTAGTCAAGTTATTGCTTAAACAACAATACAAAAGAATGGGGCGGTTAATTCCGCCCTGTTCAAATAGGAAAATATTATGGCAGTAGGCACAAAGAAAAGTTTTAATGGATTATTAAGGGAGTATTTTAGCGATGTAGCTGGGATCACATCTGGATCTAAGAGTCTTAACGATTCTATAAGGTTGGGATTACAAGCATTAGGTTATTCTGGATCTATTAATAATATGTTAAAACAATGGGCTAACAGTCAAGGCGGTGCTGGTACAAGTATTAATACAGCATTAAGAACAGCCTTTGCAGATATGCAAGGTGAAACAGGAGTTTCAATCGGTGGAATGGCTGATGAATATTTAGGCAATATAAACTGGAACTCTATATTAACAAAATTTGAAGATGAAGATCGTAAATGGAACTTCATTGACTAAACCATACAGAAATGCTGTATAAATAATCTCATGGAAAGGAGAATACAATGGCAAGTTTAACAGGTGCAAGTATAGCGAGTAGTTACACCTCGCTTTTAAAATTAAGTGGCAATACAGATACATTAGTAGCTGGTGCTAGTGGTGATGCAATTCAAGTAGTAGATGGAGATGGAACAGCCTCAAATTTATATTTGAATACAGATAGAATAGGAATTGGTGGTCAGCCTTCTCAAGATGCAAAACTAATGATTACTGGTGGTGCTTACAATACATCATTAGTAATTAAAGGAAGTGGTACTAACTCTGGAATAGTTTTTTATGATAGTGATGGTACACATGATGGTACTATTTTAGCGATGAACTCGGCTATTGGATTTTTAGATGCTGGTGGCGATGAAATGATTATGGCTGATGATGCAAGTGGTTCAGAGCAGATAAGATTTGGTATAACTGGTACTACTAGAATGAAAATAGACAGTTCTGGAAATATTGGAATTGGAACTGTTTCTCCGAGTGCAAAAATTCATTCAACTGGCACAATTCTTATAGACCAATCTGCTGGTACATCTAATTCAGCAGTCCTAAGACTCGAAGCAGATAGAGGTAGTGCAGACCAAGACTCTGGAGAAATAAGGTTTTATAATCAAGGTGGAAGCGACCATGACTACGCTAGGATTATAGGTACTAGAGGTGGTGCAGATAACTCTGGATATTTATCTTTTAAAACAAGTGAAGCTGGTACAGAAGGAACTGCTTTAAAAATAACTTCTACTCAAGATTCAGATTTTCAGTCAAATTATATAGTCAATGAACAAGGCAGACAAAACCATGTAGCAAATACCATGAGTTCACCTTACTATCAGTTTGATGGTGTAGATGATAAAATAGCTTCTGCTGAAACTTTCCAAACTACCTTTAGAAACAGTTTTAGTATTTCAGCGTTAGTAAGGTTTGAAGATGGTCAGCCATCAGCAAAACAGACTATTTTTGGGTTATATGATGGTACTTCTGGGATTGAAGCTGTGCAACTTCTTCTATTAACAGATGGAACTTTAAGATTTATATTTACCATAGATTCAAATAGTGCAACTTTTACTTCAAGTGCTGTGTTTGGAGATGGAGATACTGGATGGAATCATATAGTTGCTGTTGCTGATGAATCTTCTGATACTATAGGTGTCTATCTAAATGGCAACTCTTTAGGAACTACTAGCACATCTAGCCATGTATGGACTGATTATACTTCTAGCCAACCTCCTTGGATTGGTGCTAGAAACCTTAATGGTGGATGGAATGAAGGTATGCAAGGTTCAATTCAAAATTTAAAAGTTTGGAATAGGTATTTATCAGCCACAGAAGTAAAAGATGACTATTCTGGTGCAAGTGTACCATTTAAGTATAAAGGTGCTAATCAGACTGATTTAGCTAGTGGATATGATTTTACTTCTGGATTTGCGACAATAAACGCTTCGGTTCAAGATGCTAATATTCCTCTCAGATCGGAAGAGC